CTCTATAGGCCTAACGCGCGCGCGTCTAGCATAGGTGCCCCACCCCTCCTCCTCCCTACCTACCCATCCACCCTCCTCCACCCCTCACTCATCCACCTCCCACCCGATCCCCGGCCTACACCCCCGCTTTCTACCGTAAAATATCATCTCCCCCCGCGCGGAAAAATTTGCGGGTCATAGAAACTTCATCCTCCAAACTGTTCCCTTGCCCGTTTTTATCGACGCTCACAAGATCCGGCTATGTCGCAGCCTCCGGATCCATATCAGAGACAATACGATTTCACCAATCACTCTGTCCTGCAGCCCAACGCGCCGCAGCCGGGCAACAAGATTGACCTGGAGCTCAACGAAGTTCGCGAGAGCTTAAATGTAACGATCTCGCGCCTCAACGAAATCCAACGCGACGACGGCAAGCTGCGAGACTCATCCATCGCAGACGACCATCTGATCCCCGGCCCGGTCGGTCCCGTCGGACCAATGGGCCAGCAAGGCATCCAAGGATTACCCGGAAATGACGGCGCGCCAGGCCAGCAAGGCCCGCAAGGCATCCAGGGGATCCAAGGCGTCCAGGGTATCCAAGGCCCGGCCGGAGATCGCTACGCTTGCACATCGACCACGACGCTGCAGCTGAGCAACGGCACCAAGACTTTCACGACGCAGACCGGCCTAGCCTGGACGAGCCAGCAGGACGTAACGATTGTCTACGACGCTGCGCATCACATGCACGGCGCGGTAACCACTTACAACGCGCAGACCGGCGCGATGGTCGTCCAGGTATCGCAGCACACCGGAAACGGCGGTCCTTATTCTCAATGGACGATCAACATCGAGGGCGCAATCGGCGCGCAAGGGCCCGTCGGGCCCGTCGGACCCCAAGGCGAGCCGGGTGTTCCAGGGATCCAGGGCCCCGTCGGCCCGGCAGGACCTGGATTGGTTGATGGACTCACGATCTCAGCTGCGGCTGCGACGTATAAAACGATCGCTTCAGCTGACGCTGAGCTCGCCGGCAAGGCTGCGCTCGCGCATGCGCACCAGATCGCGGACGTCACCGGCCTCCAGGCGTCTCTTAGCGCGAAAGCTGCGCTATCTCACACGCACGCCATGGCAGACGTGTCCGGATTGACCGGCACGATCAGCAGCATGTCAGCGGACATTAACACCAGGCTCAAGAAAGTGACCGATGCGTCGTTCTCGATGCTCTATAACGCCGGCTTACTGTCGATCCCTGCGGGATCTGACCTGGTTACGGACCGCGCGCAATATACTGTCCCTCTTTTGGCTCTTGGAACGCGTTCCTGGATGGTCCAGCGCCCGCAGTTCCTGGGCAAGTGGATCTTTCGCAACGTCATGAACGCAGAAAACAAGCGCCAGACCAAAGGTCCGCGCTCGTTCGTCGAGTTTACGCACACGGATTTCGGCATCATCGCGCACGGCGACCTGGAGTTTGAGGACGCCGGCATCGTCATGGACAGCCAATGCGATTGGATCGAGCTAACTGACGCTGCCGGAACGCCCTGGTCCGGTTATTACAGCCCCAGGCAGATCGTCACGGACGGATCCGGTGGTTATACGACGTTGACCGGATCTCCTGGTGGCGGCACCTGTTGGCTTCCTAACGGATACGTCATTTCCACAGGCGAGACTGTTCCTCTTGGCTTCCAATGGAGCGATAGCGAAGGCCACACCGATTATTTCCAATACGGCTACACGGAATACGGCTCCGTTATCGCAGACGGACAAAACGGCACGATCATCACCAGCCAGAACACGGTGATCACGGCGTATGCCGGCCAGATCTTCCACTCCGACGCCGGCCCTTGCGGTGGATCCCTGGATCTCGCGTTCGACGGCGTCAGCAGCTACACGACTTCCGACACGCGCAGCTATCCGACGCCGGCTGACACCTATCTGCGCTCTGACAGCGGAGTCTACACCGTTTATGTCTGCGACACGACGTTCCAGGTTGGAACCTGGTCCGGTGATTTCTACGCGGACGGCAGCTGCGGCGGCGAATACTTCAGCGGCACGAGCGAATACACGCCCTACGGAACCTATCTCACCAACTGCGGCGACTACAACCATTACAGCGACGGCGCCGGCAGCTACTACAGCGAATACACCGGCGGCGGTTGCAGCGGCGACACCGGCAACACCTCGTCCGGCGATCTCACGATCTACATCAGCGAGCTGGACACTAACGTCACGGCCGGCAGCTACTACGCTACCGAATACTATAACTACGATTGCACGACCTCCTGGTCCGGAACCGACAGCTGGTATAGCTACGGCACCCTCCTGGCCAGCGACGGCAATTATAACTATTACGCCGACGGAAATGGCTCTTACTACTCCGAGGGTATTGGTGACCCCGACCCGCCCACTTGCACCCAGGACGGCTACATCGGCCAGGTCTACGGTGATCTGTATGTGAACATCAACGGCAACGACTACACGGCCGGCAGCTACACGGCCGATCAGTATAGCAACTCCGATTGCAGCACCTACACGACGAACAGCATGAACAGCTGGTGGAGCTACGGAACCACCATCTACGACGACGGCGCAACCACCTACTATTCCGACGGCAACGGATCCTATTACACCTAACCTACCATGAGCACCTACGTTCGCACTCCCAACCCTCCCGCAGTCCGCGTCGAGATCCCCACCGGGTTCTGCGCGTTCCTGGATAAGACCGGCAAGATCTGCCTGGGCATCAAGGAATTCACCAAGCACGGCTATTCCTGGTCCGTGGTCCCGCCGATCACGAAGCCGACGCGCGCGCTGCTTGACGCCGAGCTCGCAGCTCGCGGCATCGCGCAGCCGGCGGCTTGATGAGCGAGACGGACCAGGACGACATTCAGCGCCAGATTAAGGCGGCTGAGCGTCTGCTGCGCCTCAAGAAGGCCAGGTCCGGTCTGATCGAGTTCACCAAGTTCACGCTGCCGGACCCGGAGCAGCCGGAGGACCATACCCAATCCCGCTACCAGGACGCGCTGCATCACCGGGTGATCGCGGCCGCCCTTGAGGAGAGCGAGGCCGGGCGCATGCCCAGGCTGATCATAACCATGCCTCCGCGCCACGGTAAGTCCGAGCTCGCGTCCAGGCGCTTCCCGGCCTGGTTCCTGGGCAAGGACCCCTACCGGCAGCTCATCTTTGCCACCTACAACGATGATTTTGCCCAGGACTTTGGCCGGTCCGTGCGCGAGACGATGGGGTCGGCCGTGTTCCAACAGGTGTTCCCTGGCTGCAAGCTGCGGACCGGCAGCAAGGCGTCGGACAAGTTTCAGACCGACGAGGGCGGCCTGGCGGTCTTTGTCGGCCGTGGCGGGGGCCTTACCGGCCGTGGCGCCGATCTGCTGATCATCGACGACCCGATCAAGGACCGCGAGGAGGCCAACTCCAAGAACCTCCGGGACAAGCTCTGGTCCTGGTTCACGGAAGTAGCCATGACCCGACTGATGCCGGCCGGCCGCGTCGTTATCATCATGACGCGCTGGCATGAGGACGATCTGATCGGCCGGCTGACCGATCCGGCCAACCCGTGCTACAACGCCGAGGAAGCCAAGAATTGGAAGATCCTGGCGCTGCCGGCCATCGCTGGAGACGACGACCCCATGAAGCGCAAGCCTGGCGAGGCCCTCTGGCCGGAGCGCTTCCCGATCCCTACCCTGGAGCAGATCAAGCGCCTTAACCCTACCGGCTTCTCCGCGCTATACCAGGGAGCTCCCACGCCGGAGGACGGCGACTACTTCAAGAAGGATTGGCTGCAGACTTACGATCACCCTGGCGCGATCCCGGCGAACCTCCGGAAGTATGGGGCGTCCGACCACGCCGTCTCGATCGCCCAGGACGCGGACAAGACGTGCATGGGCTGCGTCGGCATCGACGAGGACGATAACATCTGGGTCTTGCCGGATCTGTTCTGGCGCCGGGCGCAGACCGACGTCGTCTGCGACGCCATGCTGGATCAGTTCCGGCGCAACGCCCCGCTGCTCTGGTGGGCTGAGAAGGGTCACATCTCCAAGGCGATCGGTCCATTCCTGCGCAAGCGCATGCACGAGGAGAGGATCTACTGCGCGATCGACGAGGTGACGCCGTCCAAGGACAAGCAGACGCGCGCCCAGGCGATCCGCGGCCGCATGGCCATGGGCAAGGTGTTCTTCCCGAAGTTCGCGAGCTGGTGGCCGGCTGCGCAGCTTGAGCTGCTGAAGTTTCCGGCGGCCAGGCACGACGACTTTGTCGATTGGATCGCGCACATCGGAATGGGCCTCAACCTCCAGGTCGGCGCGAGCGCGCCGTCCAAGGCAGACACCGGACCTAAGACCGGCACCCTGGCCAGGGTTAAGCACTCCTCCAAGATGAGGGAGTATGCGGAAAACAGATTGCGCAATTTCTGGTCCTAACGACGATTTTTTTATGGAAGCCA